GAAAGGAAGCCATTGAAAATCGAGTTAAGGAAATAGACGTTGCAGAACATGTTGAAGCACTCGTAAATGGCGAAGGTGATTTATCCGAAGAATTTAAACGTAAGGCTGCAACAGTGTTTGAAGCTGCGGTTAAATCGAAGATTCGTACAGAGATCGAAAGACTCGAAGACGAATACGAAGTAAAACTGAAAGAAAATGTACAATCAGCAACAGATGGGATGACTGATAAAGTCGATACATATCTCAATTATGTTACTGATGAATGGATGAAGGAAAATGAACTCGCAATCGAACGTGGATTAAAAGGTGAGATTGCAGAGGATTTCATTTCTGGTTTGAAACAACTATTTGAAGATCACTACATTGATATTCCAGACGACAAATATGATGTGTTAGAAGCACAGTCTGAAAAGATTTCTGAACTAGAAAGCAAACTCAGTGAAACAATCGAAAAGAATGTATCATTGAAAGACGGTAATGCTAAACTAGTTAGGGAACAAGTCATCTCTGAGGTTTACGAAGGTTTGGCTGATACAGAAATTGAAAAGTTTAAGTCTCTGACGGATGATGTGGAATACACTGACGAAGAAGCTTTCCGTGAAAAGTTAGATACTTTGAAAGAAAGTTATTTTCCAAAAACATCAATGGAAACGACTGAAATTAACGATGATGTAGAAACTGGCACCGCACAGGACATTGATCTAACTCCATCTATGGATGCGTATATGTCTGCCATAGGTAGAACGGTCAAATAGTGCAAAAAAGTTAATTTATAAATAAACGTAGAAAAATAATAAGGAGAAACAAACATGTTTCAAACAGAACATCTACAAGAAAAGTGGCAGCCAGTCCTCCAACATCCCGATCTTCCTGAGATTACGGATAGTTATAAGCGGGCAGTCACTACAGTAATTCTTGAGAACCAAGAAAAGGCTCTCAGAGAAGATCGTGCGTTCCTTAGTGAAGCCGCACCAACTAACTCAACCGGCGGTTCAGTTGATAACTGGGATCCAATCCTAATATCACTTGTCCGTCGTTCAATGCCGAACCTAATCGCATATGATATATGCGGTGTTCAGCCAATGACAGGGCCCGTTGGTCTTATCTTTGCAATGCGTTCACGTTTCAGTTCTCAAACTGGTGCAGAAGCGCTTGCAGACGAAGCGATGCCTGACATCTCTAACCAGAATAAAGCTGGTACTATCGGTGGTGGTGATGTCGGTGCAACCGAAACTAACCCTGCTGTTCTTAACGATAGTCCTTCTGCTGGAACATACACCAGTGCAACAGGTCAGACTACTGCTCAAGGTGAGGCATTAGGTGACAATTCAAGCACTAACGTATTTGCAGAAATGGCGTTCAGCATTGAGAAGCATACGGTTACTGCGGTAACACGTGCCCTCAAAGCAGAATATTCGATGGAACTTGCACAAGACCTTAAAGCAATTCATGGTCTTGACGCAGAAACAGAACTTGCGAATATTCTATCTGCTGAAATTCTTGCAGAAATTAACCGAGAAGTTGTCCGTAACATTTATGTATCTGCGGTTAAGGGTGCGGCGGTTAATACAACTACTGCTGGTATCTTCGACTTGGATACAGACTCTAACGGTCGATGGTCGGTTGAGAAATTTAAAGGACTCCTCTTTCAACTTGAGAGAGATGCTAATGCAGTCGGTCAACAGACTCGTAGAGGAAAGGGTAACATCGTTCTTTGTTCTGCCGATGTTGCATCTGCATTGCAGATGTCTGGTGTACTTGATTACACTCCTGCTCTTGCAAATAACCTAAACGTAGATGACACAACTACAACTTTTGCTGGTGTTCTTAACGGACGCTACAAAGTTTATATTGATCCCTACGCTGCAAACGTAGCTGCTTCACAGTACTATGTTGTAGGTTATAAAGGTACTTCGCCGTATGATGCTGGAATGTTCTACTGCCCGTATGTCCCATTGCAAATGGTTCGTGCAGTTGGAGAACACACTTTCCAACCGAAGATTGGCTTCAAGACCCGATATGGTATTGCTGCTAATCCTTTTCATACTGGTACAGTTGCTGCATCTGCTGAAGGTGCAATCTCGATTTCGAGTGCAACTAACAAGTACTACAGGAAAGTTAAAGTTACAAACCTTATGTAACAATAAGAGTTGGTTATAACCAACCGCCTTGATGTAAAAGGGGAACATTTTGTTCCCCTTTTTTTTTCTAAAAGGAGAAGTAGTATGTCTTGGGAAAAACCTGAATATAAAGACATTCGTTTTGGATTTGAAGTTACTATGTACGTTATGAATCGATAAATTCACAGGGGGTCGCAAGACCCCTTTTTTATTATTATAAATAGTATTATGGCTATTTCAACATCACCGATATCTCGGCAGCCAGATAAACTAGATTATCTGAGTCCAACACAATTTAAGTTTAACATTCATCAACTACCAAAGGTTGAATTTTTTACTACATCTGCAAATGTGCCTGCGATAAGTTTGGGTGATGCGGTGATGTCAACTCCATACAAAGATATACCAATGATGGGAGATACCCTCAGTTATGAAAATCTTTCAATAACTTTTATTGTTGATGAGTATCTTGAAAATTATATTTCCTTGCATGAATGGATGACCGCAATTGGATTTCCTAAAAGTAGAAAGCAATTTTCTGATTTTAGATCGGCAACAGCTAGTACACCAATTGTAACTCAAGGTACGAGTGAGGATATTGGTGACGTACAACAAGCAACATCTGCAAGAGGGATGTTTGGTGATGCGATTCTTACCATGTTGACTAATAAAAATAATCCAGTGGTCGAGGTTCGTTTTCAAGATTTATATCCTGTTGCACTTGGAGCATTGGAGATGACACAGACCGCAACAGATGTTGAATATATATCTGTAAGCGCAGATTTTACTTATAAACTATATGAGATTGTGACACTATAACGGAGACTTTATGACCCTTGATGAATTGAAAGTTCAGGTTGAAAAAGACCTGACAATAAATGATGAACGATTAGATACCGAATCCCTAAGAAGCCAAGAACTCTATTCCAAATATCTAGACTACAAAACAAATTTTGAACTTTTAATGCACCGAGCAAAAGGTGAGTATAAAGTTTTATATCGTGAGAAATGGGAATACTACGGTGGTAAGGCTGATGTAAAAATTTATGTAACTAAACCTTTTGACCTAAAAGTTCTCAAAACAGACTTACACGTTTACATAGAGTCTGATGAGGACATTATCAAATCAGAACATAAGGTTGCGTATCTGGAATCGGTAATTAAATATATTGATGGTATTCTCAAATCGATTACTAATCGACAATGGGATATTAAAAATGCAATCAGCTGGAGACAATTTGAAGCTGGAATGGTATGAGTGGATTTCTTGGGAAGTGGATTGGTTACTATGAAAATGTACTCCCTGATGAACTTTGTGATGACATTATATCTTATACTATAGAAAGTAAGAAGTTGTCCCCATCTACATATTCTACGCACGATAGCACAAGTCCTAAGAGTTCTCAGAGGGTGTTTATGGACGATGTATGGTTTCGCTCCGGTGCAGACAAATACTACGAGGAAATGAAGGAACACACACTAAACGTCCTTAGTAACTATCAAAAAATTCATAAAGTTGTTTGTAAGAGATATACAGATTTCAGAATAAACCGTTATAGTAGTGGTGGGTTTATGTCGGAACACATAGACAATATCCATCACTCGCATGGCCAACAATATGGTTATCCTCACTTGTCAGTATTACTTTTCCTAAACGAAGATTACAAAGGTGGAGAATTTATGGTTGCAGATAATGAATACAAAACCAGCAAAGGATCTGCAATTATTTTTCCATCTAACTTTATGTTTCCTCACAAGGTAAACAACATAGAATACGGTACAAGGTGGAGTGTGATATCATGGTTAATGTAAAAACCTACCAGTGCTTTCCAACAATGATACATGAATTTCGTGGAGAACAAACCGCAAAATCTCATACGGATATGTTAAGCGTCGTCAAGCTTGAAAGTAACTCAATCTCAAACACCTTGCATCAACGTCCGGCTTTCCAAAACCTTACTAAAAGAGTTTTAGAGTGTAACAAACACATTTTAGATACAGATAAGTATCAATATGAAAACATAGAGATAACAAATATGTGGGGAAACACTTTATCACGGGGTGATGATCATCCACCACATACGCACTCTAATAATATATTATCTGGTGTTTATTATCTACGAGCATCTGAGGAAGCTTCCCCGATACAATTTTTTGATCCACGACCACAAGCATCAACATTTAAACCAAGAAATAAATCTAACTGGAATAACTCTAGCATGATTCAATTTAATCCTGTAGTGGGTATTGGATTTATATTTCCTTCTTGGTTGATGCATTGGGTTCCACCTACTAAGGCGGAGAGAGTTAGCATATCATGGAATATAATCGTCAGAGGCGATTACGGTGAGCCGAATACTTTGCAAAATGCATATATCTAAACTTGACGAAGTATATTTAAAACTTGATGTTGACTCTGGACTTGCAAGAGAGCTGTCAGACTATTTTACGTTTGAAGTGCCTGGAGCTAGTTTTATGCCTGCGTATCGTAATAAAGTCTGGGACGGTAAGATACGATTGTTTTCTATACAGACAGGAAAAATTTATGTTGGGCTATTACCTTACATAGAACAGTTCTGTTCAACAAATGAAGTCGAATATATATTAGACGGAGAAGTAAAAGATGAGAAGCTCAATTTACAGAGAAGAACGACGGAAGATTTTATTAAATCTCTCAAACCCACTTCCAACGGAAAACTTCTGGACATTCGTGATTACCAGATTGATGCCGTATATACAGCAATACGAAAGCATCGTGGTTTATTTCTTAGCCCTACCGCTTCTGGCAAATCACTAATCATCTATGCGATTGTAAGATACTATAATATTTTACTAGGGGAACGGAAAATACTGATTCTTGTTCCAACCACATCACTGGTAGAACAAATGTATTCTGATTTTATTGATTATGGTTGGAGCGATGATTACTTACACCGTATATATGCTGGACATGAAAGGGATACTGATAAGTCAGTAGTTATCTCTACATGGCAGTCTCTATACAAAATGAAGAAACCATACTTCAAACAGTTTGGTTGTATTATAGGTGATGAGGCTCATTTGTATAAAGCAAAATCTCTTACCACTATATTGACAAAACTTGATATGTGTAAATATAGGTTCGGTTTGACAGGAACTTTGGATGGAACACAAACTCATCAACTAATACTAGAGGGGTTGTTTGGTTCTGTACAGAGAGTTGCATCCACAAAAGAGTTGATGGATAGAGGAACTTTAGCTGAATTAGAAATAAAATGTATCGTTTTAAGACATACAGAAGAAGAGAGTAAAGAGATACGAGGATTATCTTATGCTGAAGAAATTAACTACTTGGTGGGCCATGACAGGCGTAATGATTTTATTATTAACCTTTGCGATAATCTAGAAGGAAACACACTTTGTTTGTTTCAACTGGTTTTAAAACACGGTAAATTTCTATATGATGAAATGAAGAACTTTGATAGACAGGTTTTCTTTATCTACGGAGGAACAAACGCAGAGACAAGGGAAAATATTCGTGCAATTACAGAAAATGAAAAGAACGCAATCATTGTTGCGTCTTATGGTACATTTAGTACTGGTGTCAATATTAGGAATCTACATAACATCGTGTTCGCAAGCCCAAGTAAGTCTAAGATTAGAGTGCTCCAGTCGCTTGGAAGGGGATTGCGTAAAACTGAAAATAAACGTACCGTTCGACTTTTTGACATATCAGATGACCTTAGCCACAAAAATCATAGAAACTTCACAATAAATCATTTTTATGAACGAATAAATATATACAACGAGGAACAATTCGATTATAAAATCGACAGAGTAAAACTATGAACACTAATTACCGAATATTAAAATTATCAAATGGTGAAAATATTATCTGCAATATTAAAGATCAGAATGAAAGTGATATTATGATAGAGGTAACTGCACCCCTAAAGATGGATATTATGAGCCATGTAACTGAAGAAGGGATTGTAGAGGGTTTAGCCTTAACTCGATGGGTACAACCATTTACAGATGAAAAAAATATTCCAATTAATAAAGCTACAATTATAACAATGGTTCCAGCATCTTTGGGGATGAGTAGGTATTATGAATACGTTTTAAGCGGTATAAAAGGAATGAGATTAGTTACGACTACAACAGAAGACATAGAAGAAGAACCAACTAATGAAGAATTAGAACAAATTGAATTAGAACAAATTGAATTAGAATCCGATATAGAAGAATCATCTGAGTTTTTAAAGAGACATACTAGAACAATTCATTAGTACTATTATCCTCTGGCACATATAGAATTATACAGATAAGTTGAGGTATTGTCAATACCTTGAC